GAAGTAGGCCCAGAAGAATTTAAGTTTTGGGAAACAAAATGGGCAGAACGTGTTGCTGAATACTACGAAATGGCATAAATACATTATAATAGTATAGAATAGGATGTATTAATATGACTACAGTTACAGCAAGACAACGTGTCAGACAAGGAAACTTTGTTGAATTACCAAAACTAGCGTCTGGAGAATTTGGCTATGCCAAAGACCAAAAGCGTCTTTTTATTGGTAATGATCCAATAACACAATCAGGTGATGGGATTACAACAGAATTTAATTTTGGTGTTGATCTAGACGACCTGCCAGGCACATACATAGTAGAGGTGGATGGCATCGCTCAGACACACACTGTAGATTACAATGTTAATAATGAGTTAGTCATATTCCTTACAGCGCCTGCTGATGGCGCAGTTGTTGGTTTTTACCACAATTTAGAAATACTGTCAACTGAGCCACCTGAATCAATCTATGATACTGTTAAGTCAGAATCAATGATAGCCCCAGCAACAACGCAAGATTTTCAATATATTACAATATACACAACCGCAACTGGTGGCTACAATTACGATGACGTTGAAATTAGATACACACTTGTGGAGGGATCTAATAGACGCAAAGGAACACTATCAATCGCGTTAAATGATGATAATACATTTACTATTAATGATAGTTATACTTCAAACTGTTTTGGCGCAGCACTTGATCATGTGTTTAGTGGAACAATGACCGGCGGTGTGTTCGTACTTAACTATACCACAACTGACTCTGCCCCAGCTACAATGTCATGGGTTGCAGAAAATTTCAATGCCATTGAATAAGTGAGGAACAATGAGCTTTTGGCTTCAGTCACCAGATCAGAGATTGCGTGGGTGGCGTAAATTTAGAAAAGAACTAGACAGTGTAGATGATGATGTACAGTGTTTGGAGATGTTAGTAGAGTGGTGGCGATTGGCGCCCGTGGCAACTAGAGTAGTTGATCCTTACAACAGTGATGATTGGCCAGACCCTTGGGAACTACTGCACAACGGCAGCTACGATGAAAACGTGATTGCTATTGGGATGGCACAAACACTGGAACTAATAGATTGGCCGTGTGATATACACTTGGTACAAAATACAAAAAAATCTTATATTGGACTCATAGTTTCTGTTGACGAAGAGTTCATTTTAAACTATACTTATGGAATAGTGGAAGACTACGACCAAGTGATGCGGGATTGCGAAATACTGCGTAGCTGGAAAAGTTCTGAGTTAACGTAGTAGAAATACCATTGCCTACCATATTAAATAAAACATACAACGAATAAAAAATCATTATAAACCCAATAAGGTAAGAATATGACAAAAGAGATAACCGTTCTCAAGAGAAATGGTTCACGTGAACCATTGGACTTGGAAAAAATGCACAAAGTGGTGTTTTATGCTTGTGAAGGAATTACCGGCGTAAGTGTAAGCGAAGTAGAAATTCGCAGCCACCTTCAGTTTTACAATGGCATTACTACAGACGAAATTCAGGAAACACTTATTAAGGCCGCCGCGGATCTTATTAGTGAAGAAACCCCAAACTATCAATGGGTAGCAGGTCGTTTAATTAACTACCATCTCCGTAAGAAAGTATACGGACACTTCCAACCCCCACATTTGCGTGAAATCGCTCAACAAAATGTAAACTTGGGTTATTACGATCCAAGTTTCTTCAGCGTATACTCCCCTGAAGAAATTGACCAGCTAAACAATTACATTAAACATGATCGTGACGAAAGCATCGCATATGTGGGCATGGAACAATTCCGTGGCAAGTATCTAACACAAAACCGTGTTACTGGTGAAATTTTCGAAACACCACAAGTAGCATACATGATGATTGCTGCAACGCTGTTTCAGAATTACCCAGTAGCCACACGTATGCGTTATGTAAAGGACTTTTACGATGCTTCTAGCAATTTCGATATTAGTTTACCTACTCCTATTATGGCCGGAGTTCGCAGCCCTCAGCGTCAGTTTAGTAGTTGCGTTCTTATCGAGACCGGCGACAGTCTTGATAGTATTAATGCTACTAGCAGTAGTATTGTAAAATATGTAAGTCAAAAGGCAGGCATCGGCATTGGGGCTGGTAGTATTCGCGCAATTGGTAGCCCTGTGCGTAATGGTGACACGAGCCATACGGGTGTTATTCCTTTCTATAAAATGTTCCAGAGTGCAGTTAAATCATGTAGTCAAGGCGGTGTTCGCGGCGGTGCTGCCACACTTCACTATCCAATTTGGCATTTAGAAGTGGAAGACCTACTCGTTCTAAAGAACAATAAAGGCACAGAAGACAACCGTGTTAGACACCTAGACTATAGTGTGCAGTTTAATAAACTAATGTATGAGCGTTTGCTAAGTAGTGGCAATATTACTCTGTTCAGCCCTAGCGATGTTCCTGGCTTATATGACTCATTCTTTAATGACCAAGATCGATTCCGAGAACTATATGAGACAGCGGAACGCAACACTAGACTACGCAAGAAGAGTGTTCCTGCTATTGATCTATTCAGTGCATTTATGGAAGAACGTAAAAACACGGGCCGTATCTATCTGCAAAACGTAGATCATGCCAACAGTCACGGTGCATTTATTGAAGAAATTGCCCCAATTCATCAGTCCAATCTTTGCCAAGAAATCGATTTGCCAACAAAGCCATTAAATGATTTTAAAGATCCAGATGGTGAGATTAGCCTATGTACACTAGCTGCCATTAACTGGGGCAACATGCGTACACCAGCAGATTTTGAGAAAGCATGTGATTTAGCAGTTCGTGCGCTAGACGAACTTCTTGATTATCAAGACTATCCAGTTCTAGCAGCACAATTATCAACTATGAAGCGCCGGCCTCTTGGCGTTGGTATTATCAACTTTGCCTATTGGCTAGCTAAAAATGATCTAACATATCAGCATATTACGCAAGAGGGACTTGCATTAATTGACGAGTGGGCAGAAGCATGGAGTTACTACCTAATCAAAGCAAGTGCAAACTTGGCAGTTGAAAAGGGTAATATTGAAGGTGTGTGTGAAACAAAGTATGGTCTAGGATTAACACCAAATCAAACATACAAGCGTGAAGTAGATGAACTAACACCTCACGTTGAGCGCATGGATTGGGCTGGACTTCGTGAACAACTAAAGACAACTGGTATTCGCAATAGTACACTAATGGCACTTATGCCAGCAGAAACAAGTGCGCAGATTAGTAATAGTACAAACGGCATTGAACCGCCACGTGCATATGTTAGTGTTAAACAGAGTAAGCACGGCGTTCTAAAGCAAGTTGTGCCAGACTACAAGCGTCTTAAAAACAAATATGACTTGCTATGGGATCAGCGTAGCCCAGAAGGTTACTTAAAGATCATGGCAGTACTACAAAAATACATTGACCAGGGTATTAGTGTTAATACAAGCTATAATCCTGTATACTTTGAAGATGAAAAGATACCAATGAGTACAATGCTACAACATATGCTCATGTTCTACAAATACGGCGGCAAGCAGTTGTATTATTTTAATACATATGATGGCCAAGGTGAGATCGAATTCAAGGAAGAAGCACTAGCAATTACTGAGCTAGGCGATGACGATGCAGCTTGTGATAGCTGTGTAATTTAAACAAAGGGTAAAAGACTATGTCAGTATTGAACACTGAAAACAAAAAACATCACACTGAAGCAATGGCTTTTCTAGATGAAGGGCTAGGTATGCAGCGTTATGATGTTATGAAGTATAAGCAATTTGATAAGCTAACAGAGAAGCAATTAGGCTTTTTCTGGCAACCGCAGGAAGTTGATGTTAGTAAAGATAGTAAAGACTTTAAAGACTTAACACGTCATGAGCAGCATATCTTTACCAGTAACCTAAAGCGTCAAATTCTACTAGACAGTGTTCAAGGACGTAGTCCTAACCTAGCACTATTGCCTATTGTCACACTTCCAGAAATTGAAACCTGGATTGAAACTTGGGCGTTTAGTGAGACAATTCACAGCCGCAGCTATACACATATTATTCGTAACATCTATTCAAACCCAAGTGTTGTTTTTGATTCACTACTGGATTCAAAAGAGATTGTTGACTGCGCTGGCGACATTAGTAAGTATTACGATGACTTGATTGAATATAGCCAATGGTATCAGCTTCTTGGCGCAGGTACACATACAGTTAATGGCAAGAAGATCACAATTGATGAGTATGAACTGAAGAAGAAGATTTGGATGTGTCTGAACAGCGTTAACGTACTGGAAGGCATTCGCTTCTACGTAAGTTTTGCATGTAGCTGGGCTTTCGCAGAACTTAAAAAGATGGAAGGCAATGCAAAGATCATTAAGTTCATTGCTCGTGATGAAAACGTGCATCTTGCATCAACACAATACCTACTAACAAAAGTTATGGTAAAAGAAGACCCAGATTTTGCACGTATTTCAGAAGAATGCGAGGATGAAATCATCCAGATGTTCGTTGATGCTGTTGAGCAAGAAAAGCAGTGGGCACATTATTTGTTTAAAGATGGCTCAATGATTGGTTTGAACGCTGAACTGCTAAATAATTACATCGAGTGGATTGCATGTAAACGCATGACAGCACTTGGGCTAAAATGCCCATATACAGTGCCACAAGCTAACCCGTTGCCCTGGACACAGAAATGGATCAGCGGCGCTGAAGTACAGGTTGCACCACAGGAAACAGAAATTAGTAGTTATATTATTGGCGGCGTCAAGAAGGACGTTGGCGAAGATACATTTAAAGGATTTAGTCTATGATAGAAATTTGGGGAAAGCCTGCTTGTCCATATTGTGAAAGAGCAAAATCATTATGTGAAAGCAGAAATTTAAAATACATTTATAAACAATTAGATGTAGATTTTACTCGAGATGAAATTCTTGAAACATTTCCAGGAGCAAAAACATTCCCACAAATTGTAGTTGCTGGCACTAAGATAGGCGGATTTGATAAACTTGGATCTTACTTGGAAGAAACAAATTACACAGGAACAGGATGGACTCTATGATTATTCAAGCACCCTACAAAGTAGGCGATGTAGTAAGTATTAAAGTATCCAGCGGCGAAGAGATGATCGCACGTTTGGAAGAAGAAAATGACAACCATATTATTGCCCGCAAGCCACTTATGCTTGTTGCAGGGCAGCAGGGCATGGGCTTGGCTCCATTTATGTTTACAGTAGATACAGATGCCAAGTTTAAAATTAAAAATTCTAGTATCATTTGTATTGTAAAGTCAGCTAAAGAAGCAGCAGACTTATACACTCAAAATACTTCAGGATTGAAGGTAGTATAACATGCCTTGCGTATCTCTTGAATTAAATCCAGGTTTTAATGATGCATTGGGAAGTTTGCAAAATGCTTCCAATGTATTAATGGCACTATCAAGTGATTCATGTAACATTCTTGGGGCAATTCCAGGCTTAGACGCTATTGAAAAAGGTATTCAAGACGTGTTTGCTGCGGTAGCAGGCATTACATCAGCTATCAATAGTGCTATCAGTAGAATTTTAGGATCACTTAATAATTTAATTGATACCGCAGTTGGCGCAGTACAAGATATCATTGGTGGCTTATTAAACACTTTTAATGGTATTGTTGATATGGTAGGTGGCTTTGTGTCACAAGTTTCTGGAATGATTGATAGCTTTATTAGTGTCGTAGCAGCACAAGCAAACTTGTCAGGAATTCTTGCATGTGCTGGTGTTATTGGTAAACTAACTGGCATGCCAGATGGGGTTAGCAGTCAGATTGATGATTTGGCAGCTAAACTTGCCAGTGGTAGTGCAGTAAGTGACATTGTTGCAGAGGGAATAGCTGATATTAAAAATTCAGCAGCTAATGCAGCTACGGATGCATTGAATGGCATTAATGACAAAATAAATGGTACCATTACAAATGCATTGGGAAGTATTAACCTTGGCATTGCTAGCTTAAAGGCATTCGAATGTCAAGAGGTGTAGCACGTTTAAACGATAGTACGTTTGGTACGTGTTATCATCCTAGTCATCTTGTACCCGTTCCTGCCAGTGGTAAAATTATCACTGCAAGTGGAAAATATATTGTGAATGGGCGTGGCGTGGCACGATTAAACGATATGGTGCTTACTAGTTGCGGGCATGTTGACTTTATCAATAGTGCTAGTGGCACATGTATTGCTGATCCGCAGCCTGTAGCAAGACTGAATGATACTGTAGGGAAAAACGGTATCTATAAAGCAAAAATTATCACCGCTAGTGGTAATGTTATTGCTGATAATTAAAAAAATCAAAAAAAGTAATATTTTTTACTTGACAAAGCGCATATTGGTTGCTAGTATGAATACATAAGGACTACTAACAACTAATGGTGAGAACTAATGCGATCTGAACTTTACCCTGACGGGGTACGGCGTATCAACGCTAAAATTGAAATCCCAATGAGTGATGCTGACGTATCACTATATATTTTGAGTGCCATTGTATCTGAAAATAGTACTCTAAATGATATCCAAAGCCTAAATAAACGACAACTGCTTCAACTTGCCAAAGAAGAAA